ATACTATGTGAACTTCGATGATGGATTTGGTTACATCAGTAATATCGTTAGTCCTGTTTCTTGTTATACATTTGATATACCATATATTCCACCAATACCAGTCACACCGACGATGACTCCAACCGTCACTCCTACGCCTTCCTTCACGCCGACAAATACACCATCGATGACTGCAACTTTAACTCCAACCCCTAGCACAACACCGCCACAAGCAATAGATCCAAACTTACTTAATGCGTTATGGTGGTTAGATTATTCTAATCCGAATAATATGACATTGGCAGGATCATCTGTTTTAGGTTCGAAGAACTTAACAATTTATCCTGACTTTACAGGTAAGACAGGTCAATATCCAGTTTATTATCCTACAGCATTCAATGGTGTATCAGGAGCAACATCAGCAGAGAACGATGGATTATTCAGTTTGAGTGGTGATTATAATACATCAATTTCAGCATATACTCATTTCTTCCATTTCAGCGGAACTGCATTTAGTTCAGGAATTGTGGCACAATCGGATCAGAACCAAGATTATTCAGGAAATACACAAAGTTATAGGTGGTTCTCAACAGATGACTTTACATCATTCGGTGGCGCTGGAATTAGAACTTATACATTCTTTACAGGTGGAACATCAACAAGTCCTGAACCGGCATTCGGTTATAGTGATAATGTTTGGTATAAAGGTGCTGTTCGTGTATTCCAAACCACAAATACAGCACATACTGAATTATGGATAGATGGTGTTTTAGTTGATGCTACCAATCAAAACGGATCACACATAATCACAGCAACAAATCCTATCTTCAAATTATTAGGTAATGGAACATTTGGTTTGAAACTAACAGAACAATTCTTTTTCGGTTATAAATTGGACGATACACAAATGGGTCAGATGTTTAACTACTTATCCAGCAAATATGTATAAAAACAAAAAATAAGATATTTATTAGTAATGGACAAATCAAAATATACATTTCATCTGCAAGATTTCAACGCAGCCTACGTCCCTCAGTATCAAGAGGTGATTAAGAACAAACCCTGGGTTTTTTTTGGTGAGGATAATTTATTCCCGAATCATCTTATGGCTCTCTATCAATACTCAGCTCTTAACAGAGCTTGTATCAATGCTATTGACTATGGTGTAAAAGGAAAAAATATGCTTGTGACTGAAGGGGATGAGAACGCAATTGCGATGGCTAATAGAAATGAAACCGTGTATGAAGTATTTGAGAAGTGTGTAACTGATAGAGTTTTATTTGGAGGTTACGCCTTGAATATTGTGAAAGGTAATGATGGTTCAATATCAGAATTCTATCACTGTGATTTCTCAAAGTTGAGAGCAGGTAAAGAGGATACTTTCGGTAAGGTAAATCATTTCTTTTATTCTGTTGATTGGCGTTCAACTACTTTAAATCAAAATAAGTATAAAGCCATAGAAATACCTGCATTCGATTTGATGGAAGATGGTGAACCAAGTCAGATAATGTATTTCAAATCTTACTCACCGGGTATGTCCTATTATCCCCCACCTGACTACCTCGGAGGACTTACAACAATTCAATTAGATATTGAGGTAAAGAATTTCCATTTAAATAACATGCAGAATTCAATGATGCCATCAGTCGCAGTTTCTTTTACCAATGGGGTTCCTTCAGAGGAGGAGAGAGACATCATATACAGACAACTTGACGCCAAATATTCATCTTCGAATAATGCAGGAAAGTGGTTCTTGTTCTTCAGTGAAAATCCTGAGACCGCACCAGTCATAACTCCAATTCCTAATAATGCGAGTGACGCTTGGTATAGTCAAATGGCACCACAAATCGAACAGACAATACTTACCTCTCACAGAATAACCTCCCCGATGATCCTCGGAATTAAGGAGGCGGGACAACTTGGAGGCAGAAGTGAATTAATTGATGCATATAATTTATTCTTAGAAATTGTTATTAAGCCAGTTCAAGAGTCCATGATAAAGGACTTCGAAAAGGTTTTATTTTTAAGAGATAAAAAGCCAATAAAACTTGCGATAGAACAAAATCAAATTCTACCTGATATAGAGCAAGCTGTAGAAGGACAAATCAAAGGAATATAATATGTCAAAACAAGTATTACTAATATCGGAAACCAAGTTGAAAAACTGGACGACGATCCATCAGAATGTAGATATGGCACTTCTAGTCAGCTCAATTTTCATGGCACAAGAATTAGGTCTGCAGACTTTAATAGGAACCAAGGGATATGAGTATTATCAGAACTTAGTAATGCAAGTCCAAGTTTCAGGTGGGACAATGTCTCAACCTGATAGAATTATGCTCGAGGACTATATCGCACCTTATCTTCTCCATAGAGCTTACTATGAGGCGATGCCAGAAATTTACGCCAGAAAAATGAACGCGGGGATTGTGGCTCATGAGACAGAACATTCGAAGACCGTTGGTATTAAGGAAATGTCTTATTTCAGAGACATAGAACAAGGTCGTTACGAGTTTTATTCACAAAGAATGCAAGATAGACTTAGATCTTATTCGAACGATTATCCTTGGTATTACAGCTGGTCGGACAAGGATGGCATGCCGAACTCAAAACAAACTTATTTCTCAGGGTTACATATCGAACCAGGAATGCGCTATCCTCCAAGGAAATCATCTTGGTATGGTAATCTACCTGCTTACTACGGAAGAGAATATGATTGTTGTGGTGATTGGTAAAATATAATTTATGACTACAGAAATATTACTTTTAATATCGAACGCCCTTACCGGTGTTGCTGCTTTTTTCGTTGGAAAGAGGAGATCAAATGCGGAAACTGATTCGGTTGTATTGAAGAACCTTGAATTGTCGGTAAACCTTTATGCACAAATAATAAGGGATTTGAAGACTGAAATTGAGAGTTTGAACATCAAGATACAAGAATTAGAACAAAAAATAGATATTTTACACGCTGAAAATAAAAAATTAAAATCAAAGAAAAATAGTTTATAATGCCAATACCAAATAAGAAGGGAGGAGAAAACGAGCAGGATTTCATATCAAGATGTATCTCTGCGATTGCCAATGAGTATGATGCTGAAGGTCAGCCATATGCGATTTGTAAAGCCAAATACGACGAAATGAATAAAATGGAAGAGGAATTTAAAACCCTTCCAACTTTGGATTGCGTTGAAAGGATGAAAGGTGCAGGTTACAACGAAGAGGATGCCAAGACTGCATGTGTTCGACCAAAACAAAACGATAATCAACAAGGTGGAGTAGTTTCTCAGGCCATGGCAAGAACCAAATTTGAGTTCCCACCAATGACAAAAGAAAAGATGGCTGATTACATGGGGAGATGTATGTCTGATGGACTTGTTAGAGAAAGAAAGCAGGATAGAATTAATAGAGCGAGATTTTGTTACACCGAATATCAGAACCGTTATGTAATGACAATTGGTAAGAAATGGAAGTAACCAAAGTATGTCGAGCATGTAACAAAGAGAAGACCCTTAAATCATTCAATACAAATAGAAAGTATATTGATGATCTTGAACCGAGATGTAAGATCTGTAAAAAGAACGGTGTAAAAATTAGAGTAAAAAAACCTAAGGAGTCTGACTCTTGGAGCAGATACTTCAAGTTAGGTAATCCTAGTAAGGAAGATTTCTGTGTGGTGTATGATTTCTTTTCGGTGATCGGTTATGACTTGAGTAAAGATATACACTTACAATTCTGCGAGAAATATGACCTTACACCAAGACCAAGACACCCGAAACAAAAGAACCGTTTTTCCGTTGAAGATTGTAAATAACTTTTTCTTTTCGTTTGTTTTACTATATTTATAATTGATTCTAATACTCCCAGCCTGAGTCGTAATGACAAGGGCTAGTATTAGAACAAGGTCTTAACAGCGTTTCATCCTTGAAATATACAACGGTATTTCGAATGAAAGTTTACAGTTCTTTACAACAGGCACTTTTCAAGTTAATAGTCCAATTTTGGATGAAGGGGATTGAAAAGTGAGACATCGTAACAGTTCACCAGTGAGAGCAATGTGAGAAACCACAACTCTCGACAATCAACTAAATACAGAACAGTTACTCCCTTAGGATATGGGGATTTGTAGTAGAGCTTTGAAACTAGGAGTTGGTATTAAATTAAACTAGTGGAATATTCAAAAAACTTATTTAGGTTGATTGGATAAAGGAACCCCTCTATCGTAAAGAGAATGGAAACAATACTAGCAATTTTTTATCTATCAGTATTATTTATTATAAGAAAAAAAAAGAGTTGACTTTTTCTCAAAAAAAAAGTATTTATTAATATACTAGAACTAGAATGGCAAAGCAAATAGCAAAGAAGATAGAGAAATTAGAATTGATTAAAATAGAAAAAGTATTTAACAATCCTTCAAAGAAACAAATATATCATTACAATTTATTTCTAGAAGACATTGATGAGCCATTAATTCTAAGTGAATTAAATAATCCAATTAACTTAGATGTTGTTGGAAAAAAGATTAAGTATAAGTTGTCAGATGAGAATGAAATAACTGACTTCGAAATACTTTAAGAGCCTGGGGGAGCACTGCTGTTGTTTATTTTTATATGTTAAGACCAAATTAAAATTCATTACGCTCCCCCATTTTTTTTATGTCTAAATTAAACCTCAACGATTTTCTTACTACAATTGCCAACGATCACGAGCAATTCAACTTCCCTATTTCTCATATTCAAAAGGAACTGACTATTATGTATTTGAATAAGGATGACTTCGAAATGGGTCTTATGAAAGCATATCACAAACTCAAAAGAAAATACAATGAGGTTCTAGCAAATATATTCCTTACCACATTTGAATTGGTATTTGAAATTAAAGAAACTGACTTTAGGTGTCTATCAGAAATTCAATATCAAGACAAACTTGACTCCGTATTCAATACACTTGAAAATCTCGTAATTACAAGGATAGACAAAAGGTCACCTGACGGTCTTATGATGACTGAGATGGGTTCCTAATATTTTTTTCTTTTTTTTTATTGTCGGACTTGACTAATGTAGGATAAGTGTTATACTTATTATACAAGGGACACAAAATCTCCTCCTTAAAAAAAAATTAAAAATAAATTGTTGTAGGATTTGACTTTTT